TCTCGTGTCTCTTCCAGCTCCAGCATAATCCGCCCCCTCGCCATGGCTCCCTCCTCGAAACAGGCTCTGCTTCGAGTATAGGCAGGGTCGCAAATATGTATAGTCATTTATGAGACACTACACTAGGTTGGCGATTTGAGTTTCGAGACTCATGAGGTGTTACTCCTTTGAGGGGTGGGTTAAACGGTCAGCGGGGCGATTTGCCGACGCTGGGTGTCGATGAGGCTGGTGGCCAGAGAAGCGAGGGTTTCCCCCTGCTCCCGGCGCAGCCCCTGCAATTCCGCAAAGGCATGGCTGCCTTCGTGGAAAACCGGGTAGATCGGGTGGCGTACCCGAATGGAGCCGATACCGGCGATTTCCGGTAGGCCGACGTAGATGCCGCTGCCCTTGACGCTGCGGGCCGTGCCGCCACCGTCGCTCACCCAGGCATCGGCCATGCCGGTGTCGGCGGCATCGCCCGGCGCACCGCCGGAATAGAAGGCGGTCGGCACGCGGTAGAAGGTGCCGTCGCGCCGCCAGCCGTTGTACGGGTCGGCCTGGCTGCCAGCGCCGCTCAGGTTCCCGGCCTCGGGCAGGCCATGCGGATTCCAGCCTTCCAGCGGGGTGCGCAGCACCAGCTCGAAGGGGATGGCGTAGCTGAAGCGATACACCCGGCCATCCATGCCCATCGGCAGAACCTCGCCACGGGTGGTCAGCGCGGCGAACAGGGTCGGATCGTTGAAGCCCCGGTGGAAGGCATCGCGGTTGGCGGCATCGGCCCAGGCGCGGGCGAAGCGGTTGTAGTAGGCCGCGTTGGTCGCTGCCGCGCCGTCCCAGCGGCGGATCGTGGTGTCGATGCCGTATTCCCGGTAGGTTTCGGCGAGGTTGGCCCCAGCGCCGTCCAGGCCGGGAATGGCGGCCATCAGCTCATCCAGTTTGCCGGGGGCGTTGTCGCCCTCCAGCACCCGGAAGCGCCCCGAGTCGCGTCCGAAGCCCTGCCGGTAGGCCGGGTCATCGACAGTCTCGATGTGGGGCCGCAGGTCGCCCAGGTGCGAGACATCGACGGCGGCGATGCGGTAGCGCAGGCGGGCCAGTACCGGCTTGCCGTTCTCGATCCAACGCACCACGGGCGGCTCGTAGGGGACGTTCTCGAAACGATCCTTGTAGCCCCCGGCGTTGTAGCGCATGGCCTCGCGGAATGCGCTGTCCAGGTCGGAAATGCGCTGCTGGTGGCGGAAGCTGTCGAAGGTGTCGCCAAAGGCGGCGGACAGCGGCTCGAACCAGAACTCGACGTAGGAGAGCGTCCAGCCGAAACCAGCAGGCCACTGCCCGGCGGCGTAGTCGGCGAACAGGCCACGCATCGCGGCGATCTGCGCGGCCACGTCGCCCGCATTGGCCACGGCGGCAGGCAGCGCCGGGGCGGACACCGCCTCGGTGGCCAGGAAGGCCGAACCGGCATTGGCCGGGCGGCGCAGCAGGTAGTCGTTGTGGCGGGTGCGCAGGTAGTAGCCGTTGACGATGGTCGAAAACTCGGCGGTACCGGGCATGCCGTCATAGTTGGGATGGTTGTGGATGCCTGCCGGGTTCCAGTTCTCGGCGAAGGGGCGGTCGAAGGCCGCATTGCCGCCGAAGGTGTAGCCCCGCGTCAGGTACAGGCCGGATTGCCCCATGCCGCGCAGCACCTCGGCCTGGGATTCGGACTGCCAGGCGGCGACCTTGCCCAGGGTGTCGGTTTCGGCTTCCACCTTGGCGGTGTAGGCGCGGGCCTTCTCCAGATCAGTCCGCATCTGGTCGCGGGCTTGCTCCAGGCCACCGGCCCGGCCCTCGACGGCGGTCAGGCGATCCTGCTGGTGCAGGTCGCGCAGCATGCCGGAAACCTGAGCGGCAGCCAGCGCGGCCAGTTCGGCAGACAGGGCAAGATTCAGCCCGGCGCCGGTGCTTTCCACCACCACCGATCCCGCCGGGACGGCAGTCAGTTCCAGGTCATAAGCCAGCAGCAGATCGACGTTGGCGGATTTGTAGGCCAGCGCCGTGGTCGGGTGCGACCAGACGGCGAACACAGTGCCGTCCGAAAGGATGAAGGCGGCCTCGCGCACCCAGAACTCGGTAGCGCCATCGGCCAGGGCGGTCAGGTGGATTTGCCGGGGTGAGACGCGGGAGCCATCGGCCACCGGGTAGCGGACGCGCTCGGAGCGCATGCCCACCTGGGACTGGAACGGCACATACCCAGCATCGCCGAGGGCAATGTGGGTGATTTGGGCGGCCACGCCGTCATTGGTGGCCCGCCAGACGGCGGCAAGCCCCGCTTCGAGGATGACCGGTTGTAAAGGCGTACTCATCGAGCCTCCATTGAGATGCGAATCACGGTTAAGGAACGGGCGGCAGAGGCCGCACGCAACAGATGGATGGCAGGCGGCGGCTGCACGGCAGCCGGGACACCTGTCCAGCGCCCCAGGGCCTGCGAATCGGCAGCCCCGGCGACCTGGATGGGGTTGGCCGCCGGGGGCGGCTGTACGGCAACGGCATCGGCTGGCCAGCGCCCCACGGCGGCTACCTGGCTGGCGTTAGCGGCTCCCAGGGCATCGTCGAAACGTGCCCCAACGCGGAAGCTGAAGTGGCTGCGCACGGGCTTGTTCATATCCACCAGGCGGCGCAGGCGCTGGTAAGTCTCCGGAGACAGCACCGCGCTGGTGTCACTCAGGTTGTCATTCACCCAGGCGAGCAGGTCGAAGGTGTACGGCGCACCACGCGGCACGGTCTGCCACCACTCGGTCACTTCGGCAGAAACGGCCAAGGCTTCCAGCACGCTCTTGACCGCCCACACCGTGCCCTTGTGGCGGTGAATCTCGATGGACTGCTTGATCAGCTTGCGGCGGCGCTCATCGGTGTTGGCCAGCAACCAGCCCTCATCGCCCATGACGTGGAACTGGTCGGCCAGACAGGGCAGCACGTCGGCCTCCACCGCATCGACCAGGTTGGTCAACACCGGGGTCAAATCAAGCGTCGAGAGCCGCTCGGAAAGAGCGGCCAGCGCCTTCAGCTTCGGGTCGGTCGAAATGACCGGGGGCGTCAGGTCAGCCATCGGCCCCTCCCGCGAACTGGATATCGATGCCGGTGCAGTGCGCCCAGCCTTCCATCGGCACCTGGATCAGGTTGGCCGGGCTGACCAGTTCGACGCGATACACCCCCGGCACGGACAGCGCGGCCACGATCTGCGACGGCACCACGTCGCGCCCCAGCTTGGCCTGCTGCTTTGCGACATAGCTGTCGGCAGCGGCACGGGCAGCGGCCAGCACCGGGGCCGCCTCCTGGTCGCGGTACAAGGTCAGGCGGGCCACGATGGCAAAGGGAGCCTCGACCGGCACGCGCACTTCCACCAAGTCAGTCAGGGGGCGCACCTTGTCCGCCGTGCAGGTGACTGCTACCGCATCCAGGATCACCTGGGGCGGCAAGCCCGTCTTGGCCAGGGGAAACAGGCGCACCACGCCGGGCGGGATGTCATTGCTCGACACCAGAAGACCGTCCGCAAGGATCAAGTCCGGCCCCATGACAGCGACGTCGACGATGTCCTGATGGGCACTCATGGCGTGGTGGCGATAGGCCCCGAAGGAACCCGCCACCGTGAAGGCTTCAGGAGCCAGGCGGATGCGCTCGCGCAGGCGGTCATCGCTTTCCGCCTCGCTCCCGCCGTAGGTGATGCCGACGTTGGCCACCGAGGCGACATCGACCCCCAATTCATCGACCAGCGTATTGATCTGGCCAGGCAGAAAGCCATTGCCCGACACGCCGGACTCAACCGCCTCGACCGGCACATCCACTTCCACGGTGCCAGCCGCCACGATCTGTTTGCCGGTCGCCTGAAACTGGATGCCGGAAGCTTCGAACCGAGTGCTTGCCGGAATCTCCAAGGCTGTGGCCAAGGGCTGGGCGAAGACCACGCGCACATCGGCGCGGGCGGTCTTGGCTGCCAGCCGATAGACCCCGACCAACTCGCCCAGGTAATCCAGCATGGGCGCTCTGGCAAAAGCGACCAGGTTCTGCTTGGCAGCCTCCTGGATGCCGATGCGAACCAGGCTTTCCCGGTAGGCGAACAGGTCAACAATCAATCGCTCCACCTGGGCGGGCTGGAGCGTCTTGCCGGTCATGGCCTCGTAGCTGGCCACCATTTCCGCAGTGATGGCTTGCGGATCGCGGTCGATGAAGTTCGGCTCGGGCAGCGTGCTCATTGGTCGAACCTCAGCGCAGTCGTGTTCTCGCTGCCACCACTGGCAGGCCGCCAGACCACCGTGATCACCAAGGCCGCAACTTCATGGCTGACCCGCACATCCATCTCGCCGACGCGCTTTTCCCAACGGCGCACAGCCCGGAAAACCTCGCGCACCAGGTAGGTCACGGCACGGTCTTGCGGCCAGTCGATGTAACGGTGGATGTTGGAGCCGAAGTCAGGACGGTGCGGATCGCTCCCCAGGGGCGTGCCCAGGATGATGCGAATGCACTGGTCGATATCCTCCAGGCCACCGACGATGTCATCGGTGCCCAGGGCGGGCTGCCAGTCTTGATGGGTAATGCGGTCTACGCGGCTCATGGGCGTAGGATGCCCACCGCCTCGCCTGCCGGATATTAAAGGGCTTTAATGTTTGATCCGCCCCAAAACGGACGGATCAGGCCGCCTCAGTGGCTGTGGTGGTTCGAGTTTCCGCTACCGTCCATGACGCTGCCCGTGGCGTTGACGTCGCCATTGACCTGCACGCCGCCATCAATGACGGCTGACGCGCCGCCCTCACCACCGCTACCGGCCATCCCTCCCTGGTAGGTCAGTTTCTTCTTCACCAGCAGGTTGCCAGTAATGGTGGTCTCCGGCGCGTCAATGGTCACACTGGGCGCTTTCACCGTCACCGGCCCTGCGGCCGTCACATTTACCGGCCCGGTGGTCACGATGGTCAGCGTGCCGCTGCTGCGGTCATACTCAAAACTGCCGCCGTCGAAAAAGCGGAAGTGCAGCTTGTCGTGGCTGGCCACTGGCGGCGCATCGGCATCCGAATACACCGCGCCCAGCACCACCCCATTCTCGAAGTTCTCATCGAGCACACAGGCCACATGCTCGCCAAGATCGGGGGTGAAGCATTCCTTGTCCTTGAGCGACTTTCGCATCACCACCGGCAGCCAGGCGCTGACCAGGCCATCCAGATCGGGGAAGGTCACCTGTGCAAAGCCAGGGCGCGAGGCATGGATAACCCCCACCTTGAACGACACGCCGCCGGTATTCTCAGCCATTGGCCTTGCCCTCCTGCACCCGCTTGGCCTCGATCTCGGTACGGTAGCCGCTACCGCGCTCGATGTCGTGGCGGCTCCTGACCACCTGGTAGGTGCCGCCGAAGCGCCCCATGCCATCCAGTGAGAAGTTGATCCCGGCCACCAGCTTGGGGTTGCCGATTACCGTCAGCTCAAGCTGGGTGGCGTCGGCATTAGCATCGTCCAGGGCGGCCTGTGCCTTGACCCTGGCCTGCTCATCGGTTTCCGCCCGCACGTTCAGCTTGATCCGGTCATCGCTGGTCGCAACGTCGGTGTTGCGTACCTTGTAATGCTTCAGCCGCTTGGTTTTCGGGTCGTGGTAAGCCACCTGGGCATCCTTCGGCACGCCCATGATCTTGTCGCGGATGTGATACCGGGTCAGGTCGGTACGGTTGAGCACCAGGATCGGCTTGCACTGGCGCAGCTCGGCCTTCTTGAAGAACACCATCTTGCTGCCCTTGACGCTGAAGGCGTAGCCATACTCCCCCGCCAGGCGGCGCATGAAGGTCAGATCGTTCTCGTGGATTTGCGTGACGCGGGTGATCTTGATCGGTTCGATCTTGCCCTTGAGCTGCAACTTCAAGCGGCGGGCCACCTGTTGAGCGATGGCGGCCAGCGTGGTGTTGTCGTAAGCCTTGCCCTGGTGGGTGCGCTGAGGGCTTTTGACCCCGGCGGCGATGGCACGGATCACCACCACATCGGGCGGGCCTTCGCCTTCTATTTCGTCGATCTCGAACAGCCCGGCCTTTTGCAAGGTTTCCCCCTCGTAGCCGAACTCCAACTCCAGCGTTTGGCCCTTGGCTGGGTACCACTTGCCACGGAAACGCCCATCGACATCCTCCACTCGAACATCCAGGGTGTCTGCCTCGCCTTCGAGAAAATCCACGTAGCTGACGGACAGCAAATGAGGGGTCAGCACGGCGGTCACGTCCTTGTTGTTCATCTGCACTTTGAACACCGGGTGCGGCACCGGCTTACGGGTCTTGGGGGTCACACTTTCCACGGCGGCAGCTCCTCTGGTGAAATCGTGGCGCTCACCTCAATCACGGGTATGGCCAACTCAATCCCGCCCGGCAAGGTCTCAACGAATGGCACGGCAGGATTGGCCGTGATGATCCGCTCGTAGGCCGTGGCATCGCCGTAGTAGCGCCACGCCAGCAAGTCCCAGCGTTCCCCTTCCGTGGTGATGTGGCGG